TACCTCCATCCTAAGGGGCTCCATTATCTCCTCACACTCATAACAATTTGTTTCTTTAGTACATGAGTGACATGGGGGTGGGGTATCATCAGTACAGGCTGACTCACATAGTGCCTCAGTGTTAGCTTTATCAGCTTCGGATGCTATAGGAAAATGATATTCAGTACCTTTATAAGTGTCATAAAATTCCTGACAAGTTAATGTAGGATAACCATCATCTTTAAAAACCTTAGTCTCGTCGTCATATAAACACGTAATAGGAAAACTACTAGAATAACCAGAAGGATCACATGTTATACAGTCGGTACTAGTATTATCTGTATTTAATGCTAATTCACACCCAACAAAACCTGAACACTCACACCCAGTCTCTATACAATCAGCCTGATTCTTGAAGCAAGTATCCTCGTAACCAGTTTCTACCTCACAGCTTTCGTTGTCAGAATCCCATACTAATGGACAGGCACCATCCTTTTCGCAGTCTCCGTAGAAATCCCCCCCATCTTCATTTTTACACAGGTATCCAGACCCACAAGTAATACAAGATGCTTCACACGATTGTTTATTAGGAAAATGATTTTCTAGACTTCCTGTTATATACTCAGGATTATTACAATCAGTACCAGTACCTTTATCACAATAATTACCGTCTGCATTAGATAACAATACTTCAGTACAACACGGGGTCCCAGTGCTGCCTGTAGAATAATCACACTCATCAGATTCGGGGTCACATTTCCAAGCTGAACATTCAAGCACCTCAGTACATGAATCTGCGACTTTACACTCCTCCTCTTTTATATGATGTTCCACGCCTTGCACATTGCAGACTCTATCTGTACCTGTGTAACAACCTTCACTGGGTTTGTTGGCATTCTGCCAAAAATTAGGACAATCCGTAAAAGTTACAGTACTCCCCACACACTCGCCCTCCTCCAGCCCATCCCCAGGTACACACCCTGTTACATCACAGATCCAGGAATCACACTCGTATTCTGGCTCACAGTTTCCTGGTCCCCCATTTTCTTCTTTATCCCAAAATATACAGTCACCTGTTTGTGGCCCCCAAAATCTCTGCCCATTCCAATCACAAGGATAGGCAATATCACATACGGGACTAGCAGTTTGTCCACACCCAACAGCACTCTTATATAATGTCATGGTGTCCGATATTACTTCTAGATCACACAGGTTCTCATTGTTTCTACATATTTCCCCCATACAATCAGTCTCGGGTATCGTACACAATTGTTCACATTCATTAGCCTCATTATAAGGATTTTCTGGTTGACACCCTACACCACCAGGACCAAAAGGACCACTGTAGCAGTCGTCGGGTTCATCATTCTCACAGTTATTGGTTACCTCACCTCTCGGAATTTCATAACAATCTTTACAGTTCTCGACATCTGGATAAGTAAGGTCTGTGGGGAGTACACAATAACAATAGGTAACAGTTCCAGTACACTCATCGTCCCCATCATCATCTTTAGGTCCACCATCTCCACTACCTCCAGGGGGACCATCACCAGGGGGCAAATCACCAGGGTCCTGTAGCCAGCAAGTTATAAAATTTGCCATAACTTAATTATAGTTAAGTGGTAAGAGTAATAGTTGAATTAGTACCAGAATCCATTTTAGTATTTGATACATATGTTTCTGGATATCCAATAACTTCGAAATGTACAGTAGGATAGGTACACCATTGTCCTCTAATCATAGGATCATTAGCCATGTTTAACCAAGACGCCGTTTTAGAACTACCTTCTTTTTGTGGAATCATGCCATTTTCATTAGTAACAAAGACTCTACTCCATTGGGTATTGGTCCTTCTTTGCCTAGGAGAAGATCCAACAGTATCATAGGATCCTGGGCCATTCTCACCTGTACCCCTAAAAGGGTCTCCATTATTCCACACACATACAATGTTAAAATGGTCCGTATACTTTTCTATATATAACCCATGTGGGTTTGTCCAATTTGCCTGATCAGCAGACCTAGAATGATTATTGAAGTGAGCATCGGAATCGCCCAAAGCACAGTTAACTAGACTTAACCTTACCTGATAATCCTTCATCCAAGATACCACATTAGTTGAATCTAGGTCAATACGCTTCCTTATCATCATAGCCATACATCCTGCATAAGCTCCATATCCGTTAGTGTCAATCCATACAGGATAATCTACATGACCCCCATAGACAGAATTAAAAGAAGCGTCCTTAGATAAGGGATATGTTGATCTATTACCTTGATTGTAGTAAAAAAAGAATCTATCATTCCTGTACAGACCAGGAGCCGCCTTTTGCGCTTGAGCCCAATCAGGGGAATCCCAATCAGGATACTGAGGAATAATTCCAGGTAAATCAGCAGGATATAATCCTGAGTTTTTTAAATGCGTGGTAATAAGAGCGGGTGTAGTTAAATCCGTTAATGGGTTATTACCCGCTTGGGCGTCTTGATCCGCATCTAACCTAGCCAACACTCCTTCAGGACCATATTTAATTCCTCCAAATACATAACCACTACCAACGGGCCTTGGGTACTCTGGGGGGGTCGGTTGGCTCGCAAGAACATAATCTCTTAACTTTTTAGTATTATCCGCTAATTGATACTTACTAACTACGGGGTTGGCTAATGAAGTAGGGGGATTAGCGGCTGCTAAACCAGCCCGTTCGTTATAAGTTAATTCAGCAGTACGGAAGAAGGGTCTAATATCAAAAATGTCAGACCTCTCTATAGTATCCTTCCCTTTCTTAGTAAAAATGTAAGCAATAGGAAGGACTGACTGACCAACTAATTGAAGGTTAGTTTTGGAAACCCCGTCCGTTATATAAGGAGCAGCATTAAGAAGGTCATCTGGACTAGGGAAGTTTCCGAAAGTATTGTTTACGCCTATACTAGTTTGATTAAGATCAGATATAACAGAGGCAGTCTGCATATTATTATCCTCATCAAATCCACCTGAAGAGTCGAAATAATTAGCAGGATTTTCTTTACCCGCAGCATATGGTATAGTAGAATTAAAGAAAGCGTCATCTATTGTCTGACCATTAAAACTTCCTTTACCGTTTAAGGAAATAACTCCAGCCCCCTTAACTAACCCTAATTGAGGAGAGAGAATCTGACTTACTGTAGTTCCATTGGGTCTAAGAATAGTAGTTGAAGCCGCATCAATCGGTTTAGTATAAACAAATAATAAATCTACACGAACTGCTGGTACATAATTAGTTGTATTTGAATAATCATCGTCCTCAAACGCAGGAACACTAATAGATAATTCATTAACAACATCTACTACAGAAGTCCTAAAAGGTGCCCCATAAACTCTAGTAAACTCTACCGCTAATTGTTGTAAGTCTACCTCACTATCTGGGCTACCCCCATAGTTTTTAACAGTAGTTCCTTGCTTCCATAGAGCTAGTTTAATATGTTGTAAATCATAAACAACCCCATTAGCAGTTCGCTTATTTTGAATAAAACTTGTATAGTTATTTGTCCACTGTAAATTGTATAATGCTCCTGGGGCGGTTACATTATGTTGAACAAAATCGTAAAGACCGTTATCACCCAATAAATTAGTAGTTATTGTACCAGCTAAAGACTTTAATGTTACGTCTGGGGTAGTAATTTCTATTTCATTAAGGGGGTTTGCATTTACTGTAGCTAAAGCTTTTAAAGCTAAAGTAGAAATACCAGTATTATAAGCATCATTAACTCTACCAGTAAATCTACCAGGAGAGATCTTTACAACTCTACTATCTCCAGTAGCATCAGGTTTTAGTTCAGAGAACTCTGCTCTACCAACAGAATCAAAGACTTCCTCAGACCCTACTTGATCTTTTAGCCACAACATACTCTCTTGGAGTTGTTGTATAGGAATGTTATCTACTTCCCAATAATAAGGATCATTAGCTTTAAAGAGCCTGATTGGGTCCGTAAATTGATGGGAGCTTGGCCTATAGCTTTTTTGTCCTGCGCCCTGGCCGTCTGCATAAAAATCATCATTATGTGTCATTACATTTCCCTCTCAACATCAAATATATTGGTAGAAGTAAAGCCCTGTCCAAAACCACTTGCATCCCCAGGGAAACTTTCCCCATTTTGATAAGTTTGAGCTTTGTATATACTAACTAATCGTTTTCTCCCACTAAAACTAGTATTACAGTGTTTAGCATTATTAAAGGTATTAGAAAATGATTCATCTAGTAATACATTAATATTACTATTGTTAGGGAGCATTGGATTATAATTAGTATAGCCCATACCAGAATACTCAGTACTCGCACTTAAAGGTATTGATATAGAGGCTGGGAAATAAAAACCACTAGTACTAGCAGAATTAATCTCATGTCCAGTAGTAGCATTAATAGGAGTAAGCAAATTAGGATAAGTAGCACTTAATATAGCTACAGAAGAGGTTTGCCCAGAAAGAGCATAGCCTTGTGCTAAGTGTTGGTAAGGTCTAGTATCATTTGCACTGGCCCCAAAATAAGATAATACTTTAGCTTCAGGGTTAACTGGGAAGAATAATCTGAAAGGCCCCCTATTTTCATACGAATTAGGTCCATAAGTATTTGCATCTCCTGTACGGGCAATTTGTATAGTTTGCATAACTACACCCTTGATATTTCCAGCAGATACAGACACACCGCTTCCATAATGATCAAGAACGGAAAGTGTTCCTGTGTCTGGGGTACCTGAGAAAGCTCCATACAACACACAACTAGGATCATAAGGAGGAGTATTCTCTAAAATCCCACTAGAGTAAAAGGATCTGGGTCCTGTATAACCAGCTAATGAAGGGTATGTCCCACTAACCGTAGCATAAGATGCATTAAGTCTGGAAGAATCTTGGATATTCCAAATCTGTAGATCATTACATCCCGCTATACTGGCAGACGGATCAAAGAAAGAACCATCAGTGTTAGCCTGTCCTGCTGGGAAATGAACATTTCTAACAAAAATCTCACTATCTCCTGTAGCTCTAACACATACTCCACCTCTAGTAGCACCATCCCTAAACTCACTAGCAATACCTACAGTATTATATGGGTTATCGTATAACACCCTATTACATGACAAGGTAGAATCATATGCATACGCTTCAGGCCACTGAGTAGGAACATAAAGACTATTAAAATTAGCACCTAAGGTAGACTTAGCCATAATTCCATCCACAGGATTGGGGTAAAACTGTAATGCCCCTCCCTGACATAAAGAAGATGCTATACCTTCAACATTATCCAATCCCATAGGAGTATAATCTGCACTAGCGGTAGTAATTTCAGGCCAAAAATTAGGGAAATAACCTAAATCTTCAAATCTAAGTTGAGAATTATTGCTGGCTACTGCACAAGCTCTAGTAGCATGTATATCTAAACAAGTATTAGACGATAATCCCATTCTTCCCCAACCAGACCCATCATAACTATCGTCATCTTCGGACAACACTGGACAAGTCTTTATTACTGAATTATTGTCAGCAAAAATCCCTATTCCATATTGAGCGATGCCAGTGGGTCCTGTAATATAAATAGTAGAATTATTTACAGCAGCTATCCCACTACACTTCTGCTGTCCTTGATAGGATGTTCCCCCAATTATATAAGTACTACCTGTACCGTTGGTGTTCCCATACCCTATAAGCTTACAAGTTCCCCCATCATTAACTTGAATACCTAATCCTTTTACAAAACTAGTAGCACCATTAGTGTTAACAGTTCTGAGGGTAGTGGCTGGCATAACTGCTCTAGAGTTATTAATAGAGATTGAAGGTATCTGACTCGCTGAACCTATCTTTTGATCGCTACCAAACGAAAAATTATATTCAATCATACTGTAAGCGTCTGCTAAAGCACTATCAGTTAGTTTATAACTAGATAAATCCGTAGGGTAGTCTGGGCCATAGTAAGAGCCTTCTTTTAGAAGAAGATGCCTTCTATTTTTTGTAAACATACCCAAACGAGAAAATGGAATATCAGTAGCGGCAGCGTTATAAATAGTAGCATTAGCACTTCTAATTCTCTTTTCAAAATCCGTGTTAAGAATAAATTTAGATGCAGTAAGATCTACGCCTTCACGCTCCCCAAACTCAATCATAAACCTTCCATACCGAAGTTCAGACCCTTTAGCTTTTACATTAACTTCATTATTATAGATGTCAGAGAGACCTTTTATATCGTACTCAGAAGAGTCTGCGTATAAACCAAAATGATTAAACCCAATCTCTAATGGCGTTACATTTCTCATATTAGTAGCTATAACTGTATCAGAATCTACTAACGCTGCGTCTAAATCCCCACCAAACAGTTTAGAGTTAGACATATGTATTCCATAAGTATGGAAGAAGGAACCTAAACAAGCGGCTGTTCCAATAGCGTAGCTGGCATCCGTTTTGTATTCAACCTCGCTATTATTTATTTTAAATCCATAAGATTTATAAGATTGTAAAGATCTAGAGGCAGTGTCGTAGTTACGAATAGCTAAATTTCTTCTTCTAAGTTTTACTTTAGAGTTATTAATTTCATATCCTGCATAAGTACATCGAGTAGCACCGCAATCTTCAATAGAAACATTATTACAATTATAAACCCCTATACCAACCTCGGTAGAGTACGCTCCTGCAACATCATCATATCCATCCACGATAAATCCCCGTACATAAATAGGCCCATCACTATTTTCTACCTTAATATGCGATAATCTATTAGCAGTAGTTATGCCATTAAGAAGTTGATAATCAGCTTGGGGTCGAGGCCTCATCAAAGCACTGCTGTCAGTAGGATCGTAACAAGAAACATCTAGGGTGTCTATAGTGGAATCCACTACCCCAAGAGCAGCAGAACCCGTCCTCATTAATGGAGTCAGTTTTATAGTGTTCGCATTAATTAAATACGGAACATTATTACCTATTCCCACAAAACCATATCCAGGTTTAGAAGGGGAAGTACCTGTTGCGCTACATTGTGAAGTAGCGAAAACTAGATTTCTAGAAAATCCATTAACTCCGACCGCAGGAAATAATCCCCCAGTATTAGCCGAAAATGCTAATGCACTTGATTCTGTATAATACTTAATGGGACCAACCCCCGAAAATTGAGCAGGAGTATGATCATAGGAATCAGCAAACCTTTTATCGTACACACTAACAAAAGATGTTGTAACAGTATTACCAGAAAGCTCAGACCACTCAGCTAATGGAGCAAATCCCCTATTAATAATCTCTAAAGCTCCATCCTCCTCACACTTAATATTATTAAGATCAAGAGAACCTATATCCCCCGAAACAGCCACTTCAATCAAAGTGGGCATTCTAATTATCTCTGGGAGAGCCTCTACAGCAGCAGACAGAGAGGTAAACACATTGGAACTAGAGGCTAGATCAGTCGGAACAGTAGAAGATACCAATAAAGCCATAGAGGGGACAGCAGAAAGGGGATACCCAAACTTCTCCCACAAGTAATGAGTTCTTTCCTCCAGGTCATATAGGGGTAAGTTATCTTGTTCCCAATTATAGAAAGAAGAGGTATCGTGCTTGGTTACAAAGGGGTTCCAATAATTGAATATAGTTACTCCCCCAGAAAGTGTGTATAAGTCGTTTGAATTAAAAGCCATTAGAACTGCAATGTCCAGCGAAAGATGAGACTAAACTCGCTAGTCTTGGTTATTTCCGAAAACGGTCTGTATGCCACTAAAATTGGGTTGGGGGTATCATTCCCCCTAGGATTTCGCATATATAACCCAACTTCATTAATATATTTACCATTAAGAGTATTTCTATCTAGTACTAAAGTATACCTAACAGAAGTAGTTGTCACTTTATTTATATTACTAAACATAATTCGTGCAAAAGGTCTGGTGCCTAATAAAATACGTCCAGCCTCTATAGGATTATACGAATCTATAATTAAATTACTATTAGCACCCCAACTTGCTGCTTTTATTACAGGGGCTTGTAGTTTATAAGTAGAAACTCCGTAATCATTATAATCGCCCCCAGACCCCACTAAAAAATGTCTGATTTGGAAATCAACTACACTAGTTCCACCAGAAGCAGCAAATAGGTAAGACAATCCTACCCCCATACCAGAAGTAATTATGTTTTGTTCATCAAAATGCAACTCCTCAGATCCGTCCTCATATCTTTTGAAGATTTGCAGATGCCCTGTGGGCTTCATTGGCTGTATTTTACTCATTATATTATTTATACCTTTACTTTGATTATGCTATATTTCCTAAGAAGAAGTACACCCATCGGACGCGCCAGACTGCTCTGTGTAAGAGACTGAAGTATCCATAAAAGATAGCTCCCAATCAATTATATACGAAAATTCAGGGGTTTTACTAATATCACAAGGAAGAAACTTATAGGCTGCTAAAAATGGGGCGTCTCTACCTGTAGCTCCGCTTGGATTTTTAAGAAATAATCCTACCTCTCTAATTGTTTGAGAATTTGCTAAAGCCTCATCTACAACTAACCTCACATTAGTGATATTATCTAAATGGTTAGTAGTATATTCGTCTGGTATGTCTACAAAATCTTGTGGATAAGTTAAGTAGTAAGAAGCCTCCCCATGAACATGCTGGTTGGCTTGTGGCTCTGCATTATAATCCCATTGCTGAAATCCTATATAAGCTGCTGATCTAGGAATTTTCTCTATAACATATTCTCCAACTACGTCAGTCCCATCTATCTCCTTAACACTTGAAACTACAGGATAGGTAAAGGGTACTAATCCCTGTCCTACTAGTTCTGTTCCGTTAGAATAAGCATGGTAATTGTTAATCATGTTATCTGATGCGCTAACCCAGCTTACGGAAGCTCTATAAAAATTACCACTTGGACCAAAACCTACATTAGGGGTATCCATATAACTAGCCCCAGGACCAGTTTCAGAAGAATAACTATTTAGATGATCTGCATAAGTATATACAGCCCCATACTTGTTGTAAATATTACCTGACACTACTCCGTACTCAGCCTTCGACTCAGCCGCATTATTAGGGAAACCATAAACATCCTTAAATTCTTGGACTGCGGAGGCTTCCCCTTTAGTTGCCGCATATTGCTCCCACCCACTAGATACATCTAATATTCTAGGGGTATAGGTGACGTTAACATTATCATAATCATACCTATATAAAAAAGTATTTCTATTTTGCCCAGCGTGGGTAGCTATTAAGTTCATCGCAAATCTATTAAATATCTGAACTCGCCCAGTTAAAGTAGTAGATGGAAGCTCTGGGCTTCCAGAAGTATAATGAACCCCTGCATAATAATTAGATAAGGTTTGATTTTTTCTTAATTTAGAAAATATCACCATCTCCTCCCCTTTTTGGTGTTCCGCAGTGTTACCATTATAAACATATCCAAAATGAGCCCTTATACAAGTAGCTGCAAAAGCAGTTTTACCTAACGAAGTTTCTAAGTACCTCTCAGGGGTGTAAGCCATTCTCCATGTGGGTGCGGCGAAGTCTGGCCCAGACATAGAGAAGTCCTGCAAGCTTGACATGGGGGCTATACCGAAATTTTCGGGCTCTCCAACCCAAGTATCAGCACACCCTGCTACATAAATACTTGAAAGAAGTAGAGTACCGTTCACCCCAGGAGTAAACCCTAGTGGGGCGAGCGCAAAAGTATTGGAATATTCATTACGGACTGTTCTTGCATCTGGAGGCTGAACAAAATTATCAATAACTTTAGTGGTTCCTGTACCTGATGGGTAAATAGATCCCATAACATAAGTATCTTTAGGGGCTACACCAAAAATACTGTCTCTCCCATATTGAGAAATAGTAAGAGGACTTTTAAGAGTCCAAAAGTAAGATTTAAGGGCTGAAGAAGTTACATCTGCTGAAATATCATAAGTACTTAAGTCGTATTTTTGATTGCCTAATTGATAATAACTAAATTTATAATCATTTATATCTTGTGAACCCGTCCCAGTAAGAACATTCACGACAGCATGTTTTATCCCTTCTGTTAATTGATTCTCGTCTTCAAATATAACCTCTTCCTGACCAGTGGATTTACTAACCTTCTTTATTTTAACCTTACCTATCATAGGAACTTCACCTTCCAATACAAGTCTAGATTTTTATAATTAGTAAATATCCCTGCTGAAGTTCCAAACCCTTCATTCTTCATTATATTATCAGTAAGAACTTTTTTACTATAAAGTTTATATCTCCTATAGGGATCCCATGGGTGATTTTTATTAGGCGCAGCCTCGCTATCCTTAGTCTGTGCATCAATAGTAGCTCTATCTGCCCCCGCTCCCACAAACGGATACCTATACAAAGTATCTTCTATAGTATCATCTGCTCTTATCTTCTTCAAATCAAACCCCCACAAACCTATAACATCTACACCACCGAAAAGATTTAATAGCACCGAATCACTATTTAAAGTAACCCCATCTACACCTACTGGTGGTGATATGAAATCAAAGTCAGAATTCCCTGACATATTTATTTGTCTTAAATGATAAGTTACTTCCCCTGTGGAAGAAAAGTCGAGATGTATCTGACTTTGCATTACATTGCGCCTCCACCCACACCCAGGAACCCAATTAGCAGCGGTATCATTGGTGTCTCCTGGCCCCGCAGAAATAGCATAATTTAATACAGGTATAAACCCATCCATGTCAGGAGTAGATGCTTTATTAAAATTAGTAAGCCAACCACCAGACAAAGATACGCTAGACAAAGGAGAAGCATATCCATTTTCATCATAGGCTGAAACATAATGAACCCAATTTGTTACCTGGATTTTAGTAGAGTCGTTTTGATCATTTGTACCCAGACTCCCAGAAGGAACCCAATTATTCCTAGAGGAAAACGCTCCAACATAAGTTAAATGTCTTCCAAAATAAGGTTTGTAATTCTTGGCATAATGCCAAGAATTATCATACTTGTCTACTCTTAACCTATCCCACATATGCTGACAATCAGATATCTGTCCCTTAGTTATCTGAACATTAAATGCTTCTTCGACAGGTGTACGGGCTCCTGGGGTAAGTTCCCTATCTTCTGGGTTAGCTGTGGGTATAAGTTCATTTTTAGATGGGATATACGCTGATACTCCTTTATCTAAGGTTTCATCATATATCCCGCTAAGAGTGGGTCCCCCAGAGTCGGAAACCACATAATAGTTTATAGCTGCGCTTCCATCTACATCCGTACCGTAAGGAGGTGTAGAATTAAGTCTTGAATATTTTAGCAAACTATCTCTCGGAGACAAAGCACTAGTTTCCACATAATTTGTTGGGTGTATCCCTAACTCTAGTTGGGGTCTAGATACAAATATAGATCCCGCTTTTCCCTTAGCCTTATAACTTTTTCCAACAAGATGCTCACCTAATGGGCCTAAAGATGGGTATATATAAACTATAGTTTTGGCACTATCCCCACCACTATCATACTTAGAGTAGACAAACGCTCTATACCATCCACCACCTAAACTTTTTATTCCACCTAAATTATCGGCAAAATTATACCCAGTATCCCTATTGAATACTGTTGGTATGCCACTCTCATCCCACTCAAAAAACATTCCGCTTGCAGCACCGTTACCACTAATAGCTAGTTGGGTGTAGCCTCGATACTCACCATTAGGACCAGAAGACACTTGGATTGGTGGATTAGCAGTATTCATTTTCATATCTATAGAAAATACAAAATCTGTTGCGCTAAAATAAGAAGACGCATAAGCACCAGCCCAGGAGTCGTCATATAAAATCTCTTGTGATAAACTTCCCCCAGAAGTAATAGTGTCTAGTAAAAATGCACTAGACTCGTAATCAACAGTTTCTATATCTACGGCACTGGCTGGCTCAAGATTAGTTCTACCCCAAATAGAAGCAAAAGGAGATAACCCGTAAATTGCCTTAGTCAGGTCCTTAGAATAGTGAAGTAAGTTAGTTGTACTATAAGCATGAAGATTCTTTTTAAACTGATCCTTAGCTTTAGACATAGAAAAAGCATTTATGATATAATTTTCTGGATTTAAGTAATCACCACTCTCAGTAGATGAAACTATAGAAGACGGAAGGGTTAACATATCTACAATATTTTCAGAGAATCCAACCGTAGTCATGTTCTCCCCCTGGTAAAGAAGGTCTTTCTTACCATCATCTGTAGTACCGTATATTTCTACTATACCTTTCATTAGTTTTCCACATTTATCCTTGTGTATTGTCTAGCATCAGTTTCGAAAGTAGCATAGCCCCCAGTCTGACCCCACATAGGAGCATCTCTATAATTCAATCTGCTACCGCCCTCTGGTCCAAACTCTGCTGCGCTAATAGCTTTATTCCTAGCTCCCATCTCTGCTTGTAGTCTTTTGAATTCTCTAAGTATTATCAAAACCTCTTCAGGATCTAAAGACACATATAATGTCTCATTTACAGATATATTAGAACCTTTAGTTTTCCCTACTATTGTTATAGACGAAGGAGACTCAACGGATGAAGAATTTAGTGTAAATATACCATCATATAATCTAGATCCAAAATATATAGTCCTTGAGTTTTGGTCTTTTTCCCAGGAGGCATTAGTCGTCATAGAGACTTGAGAATATAGAATACCCGTTGATATAGCGGGACCAAGTACTGTAGCTATATGAGCAGTAACCTTATCTCCTCCCAAAGTAGTAATATTTCCATTAGAGTCAGCAGATAAACTTATACCAGACCCTATTAAGCCACCACTACTATCATAAAAATCTATATCATTAACAATAGGATCTTTATATTTATCGTATTTATGATAGGTAATTGGGTGCTTAATAAATGCTCTATTATATTGCCTTACATCCTTAGTAGAAACATAATCAATTACAGAGAATAAATCAGGATCACTATTGTCATACATAAATACTTCTACTATATAATTTTGAGATGTTCTATGTATTTGATTTTCCATTTCATAATAATTTAATGGCAACTTAATCTTATTATTATATGTATTAAATATAACTGATCCCGTTCTAAAATCATCTTTTTGTAAAACTCCTATAACCTCTTTGTCAGCTTCTTCAGCAAAGCACTTCTCTAAACTTATTGAATATAGTTCTGAAAAATCCAAGGAATGGGATAAAGATTGTTTTACATAATTTATGCTCCCTTCATCTTGTATATCCTTCACTAATATTCTTCTCCACTCTCCATTAGGCATAAAAGTCCAAAACATTTTATTACCATCTAGATCAGTTTCCATCCCAGTGTGTATCCACACCCCAAAAGATCCCCCACCTAAAGTATCTGAATTTTTTCTCCCGATTAACGCATTAAGATCTAACTTATACTTTCGTTCTGGTAATATAGAATTTGTAACTTCTCCATAATCCTTTAGATTGAATCTATATCTAGGGAACTGTCCCTGAGGATCTAATACACACAATGTGTTGTGTATATTATAATTATCTCTATTGGGGGATGCTTGGTCTGACCCCAACCTAAATATAGAAAACTCTGAAGTGCCATCATAAGCGTCTACTAATTCTACACCAGAAAGAACATACGGGTTTCTAACTTCTCTAGCCCCTACAAACATGTCTTGCTTATAATAAGCCTTAATATTATTTAAATTATCAAGTGAAGATATGGTAAAGGTTTTTTCATTATAAACACTATCACTGATTAAATCAGAACTTACATCTATACCAGACCCATCCGTAGTAAATCTACCATTGAGAAATAACGGTCCATATGTATGCGATAGTATATCAGCACCTCCCCCTTCATAAGTATCCAAAAGACCATTGCCTATACCAGTACCAGTAAAGTAACTGATATAATCTTTAAACATCTTATGCATTCCATCTTTGGAGCCTATACTAAATATTCTTTTGCCCAAGATAATATCATACAATACATCAAACGAGTCCCTAGTTTTACTCCATAATCTATTTTTTATACAAGTGATTGGATTCAAGAAAGCAGAAGTGTCAATTAAAAATTTATTAACTTCATATACTCGTTCTGCTTCTTTAGTATATTTTTTATCTAAAAGTTTATGCAAAAACGCGACGAACTCTGGGGGCCTATCTCGTCTCGCATAATCATTACAGGAATCAGCAGACAAAGCATTACTTCCTCTTACATCAAAAGTAGAAGAGACAGGAATATTATTATCAATAAGGGTACTATTAAGAGTATAACAATTAGACCATAAATCAGTATCAAAAGGCCATGCGCTTACTTCATATAAATTTTTAAAATTAATTACTGGATTAAACACATACTGCTCGTTTACAAATCCTTGAACACAAAATTCAGGATTACCTCCCCCACCAGAACTTAAGTTATAGTAGGTTGGCATATTGTACCCAGTTCGGTTGTACCACCCACCTTTTTCAAGGTTGTTAGAAAAGTTTCTTCTTCTTTTATTTGTTCTAAAGACATCAACAAGGGGGGCAGCACTAACTGCGGAACCCTCCATTTGGGAATAATCTAAAGGAGAATCAACAAACCCTCTTAGAAATACAGGTAAATTAGTATGGTCATTAGCCGCTCTCCCAGAGTTGTCAAGCGTGTAGTTGTAATCTGCTCCCTTAGCCCCAGAGATACTCAGCATGTCCATACCAGAAGCCATGGAAGCTCCCTGTAAGCCTGATACGGTTATGTCCTGCATCCAGAACCGTGTACTTGGACAAGTGTATACAGCGGTCCTCATGTAGTCTGTGTGAAGCATGTCCACATGGGTTCTGGATATAGCCTTTGCTGGAGAGAAGTCGTCCACTATAGAAAGAGCTTGGAAGAAATCATTCTTAGTGAAGATAGTATCATTAAAAAATTGTGTATCAAAAGTTCCTGACGATACACTTACATTAAAAGTGGAAGACTTACTATTCCACATAGATAAGAAATTATACTTATTCGCCTCCCTGTTATCTAAGATATAAGTTTCATTAGGGGCAGTATTCAATCCACTCGTAAAGAATAAGAAGGAATTACTATAAGAAGGTAAATAACTATTATTAACAGTATTTTCTAATACATAGTTAAAGAAGTTTGTAGCATGTATATGAGATACCCCTAAACAAATTAATTCATCTTTAAAAAATGTCAATAAGTCAGTAGTAACATCACAAGATTTATAAAATTTTATCTCTTCCCAAGGAGGTATGGGGAAATTTCGTCCTCTATAATTAAATATAAAGTCTGGGTTATTTGGATCAAACTCAAAGTTTCGTATATAAAATAAACTGTTAAACTTTTTAGTAGCTCGTAACATCAAATGGTCAATAACTAGTCTGATATTATGATCCATGTCAGAATAGCTATACTCCCCACTTGTATACACAGAGGCATGACTAGGGGACCAAGAAACAAAGGAATTAAATAAAGAACTATCGGTCTTTATTAAGTAGTACATTAAAAAAGGTATATAAGACTCATAAAATTCCGATATAGTAGACATCTCCAAAGAAGTACCAGGGAGTACCGTAGTCATAGCATTGTACAGACCTTCCTTAGTTCCTTTTTGTTTATATAACTTTACTGCATACCTAAGCTGCCGTCTCCACCCCCTAGGATTACTTCCCTTAAGACTCCACCCTATTAATTCAGCTACATACTTTAATAGATTGTCTGGGCACTTATCTAGATCGTATAAGGACTGTATCTTTTGGGACTCATTATTAATATCAAACAGGGAATACGCCACCCCTTCGATAAATTTACTAAGGGGTCCTGTTCGCTCTCTATTATCTAATAAGAAGCCGTTCTGTATATAATCCTCAAATGCTACTGATACATAGTCATCGTCTCTTGTAGCAACTTGATCTGAGTATATTACATCAATAAGGGTCTTTAATCTGTCTAGCCCCTGCGTACCGCTAACATACTCTCCAGTTCCAGAATAATAATTAGACGGGAGTAATCCTGTAGATATGGAGGATAAAGAAGTCCAGTTTTTCCAGGTATAGTGTGCGGCACCCTTAATACCTTCTTTCATTAAAAAGTTAGTACCAGATATATACATGTCGGTAAGCGCACTTGCTACATACCCTGATGGATCTTCAACATCGGCAGAAGTATTTAAAAAATACGCCCACCCTAAGGAGTTAATAAGATGCTCATGAGTTCCTGATGCAGTATTAGAAAATGCACTAACGGTGGTATCAGCTAAACTATTAGAGTTTAGTACAATTTTAGGTAATACTTTTGTCTTAAAAAAAGAAAGTAATTTATTATACGGAATACCAGAAATATCTTCTTGACAATCTGTACTAGAACAATTAAAGTAAGTACAGGGCTGACCAAATTGCTTTCCTGTACACAAGCCTAGTTTGTGAAGTACTTGTATTTCAAACTCTAAAGGAGTTAATTTATCTTTATCTATATTTTCAGGTAAAAACCATCTAGTTATTCCTGAAACAGTGTTAATAGAAGAAAATTCTCCTACCGCAGAGATCCCCAATAAAGAAGGTTGGTTTATACAAAAGTTAATATGGCTATTAATTAAGGTATCGACCTGGGATACAGCCATACCACTAGTTTCCACCTCTGTAGAAAAGTAGATAGTGGGGATGATACTCTCTAAAGCATCCTTATAATTTCTCTTGAAGTATTTTTGTGACATTAGACCAGAGCTACATTTACCGAAACATTATTTAATTGAATAATTTCATTAAATTCAACTGGTACGTTGGAAGTTATGTTGTCCACACTAGAAAATCGAACATCATCTGTCTCAAAGATATGTCTATTAAGATCTGATATAATCAGGGGGTCCCCAAAATCCCAATTATCTACTAAGAAATAATTTTGTATCCTATCTGCCACTCTGGAAGTAACAGTTCCTTCCACACCTTCAAATTTCTTATCTACATTTATCGTAACTACTAAATCTAAAGTTCTAATAAGACCATCTACCAAAACTACCTCATCAGTTAACATCTTTTTACTTTCTAAAGCTGTTAGCATAGCGTCCTTAAACGATAATGAGGCTTTCTGGAATTGAGTAGTACTAGCCTTTTCTAAAAGATATAAATCTATGATGTTGGCAGACGAGTACGCCTGACGGGTAACTGCGGTAGCCCTTCCTGTAGTGCCTAAGGGAGAGGTAAAATTATTAGCGTAAGCTTTATAATCCTCTAAAGAGACTATTCTATCTTGGGTTTTAAAGAAAAGGGGGCCAAATGTTTTAGCATGATCTACAGTTTCAGCGTCTGAGCCACCAGTAGATATAGAATCTTGAACTATCCTTATAGATTTTTCGCCACCATCATATGTCCCAGTACCCACTCCGTTAATATAATTAGCGGGAAGATTTCCCCTAGATCCACCCCCAACCCTATAAGTGACCGTATAATTAGCTAGTGCTGGTGGGGACACCCCGTTACTACCATCACCAAACACTATTCTAGCTGCATAGTTGTCATTGTAAACTACCTCAAAAACCTTATCATTTGTAGAAGATGCTTGGTATAAATTATTAACCTGTCTGTATGCGCCATCTACCGAAGGTACTGTAGGCATATCTACATAAACCTCTACACTATTTTGTATAACTGGACTTTCCTCTAAAGTTATTGATTTAAAAGTATCTACTTGAGAGAATGTCCCAGTTTGATAACCAAAAGCTCCTTCTAATAGTACCGCGTCTACATAATACTCTCTAGCTGGGGCACTCTGGGTTTGTAATTGTATAGTTCCATTACTATTTACATTATCTATAACCCCATCACTAATTCTATACATTGTATAAGTAAGAACTTCACCATCTTGAGGAGAGTTAACAGTAAACACCCTTTCAGAGGGAGTTAACTCTAAACTTTTAATTAAAGGGGCCACCCCATCAACATA